TGGGGAAGAATGGGCGTGCCAAGCACGCGCGGGATCTGTGGGCTGGGATACATGATGATTCACCTCGTCTCAGTTTGATTGTGCCGGCCAGGCGAGGCCGAGACAGCGCCTCGGCTCGCCGCGCCGAGTCTGGCCGGCTAAAATAATGCGCGGAGAACAGTTCAAAAGCCCTTGTCCGTATACATCCGGATCTGCCGGACGCGGGTTGTGCCGGCAACCGAATCGCGCTTGCCCTGGAACCAACTGATGGCGCGCGCGATCTCGGCGTTGGATTTGTAATCGATCCGCCGGCCCTCGAAGGTCACCGAGGCCGCGCCGGTGCCCATGGCCGCTTCCAGCGTGGCAATGATGGCGTCGAGTTGCGTTGTGCTGTAGGACATCGCTGCTTACAGCGCGAAGCGGCCGATGATGCGCGGGCCGCGCGCCGGCGTTGATCGCGGCGGAGGAGGGGGCGGCTCACCGGGGCCCGCCGCCCGAATCGCGGCCTGAACTTCAGCGCGGGTGCCGGAGGCTTGCTGCAGCATGCGCGCCAGCCGGTCGGATTCGGTGTTCAGCCGCAGGCCGCTGGCATAGAGCGCGTGGAGCGCGGCGTAGGCGTACACGCGACAGTCCAGCGCCTCATTCCGCGCGCCTTCCTTTTTTCGCCACTCGCGGCGCGGGAAACCATGGTGGTAGCTGGTGTACTTCCGCTCCGCGGTGAGTTGCTCGAAATGGTCCAGGTCGTAATTCGGCCCAATCGGGAAGTGGCAGTAGCCGGGACCGTATTCCGCCAGGCGCAACCGCGCCGCGATTGAATCCTTGATCGAATCGATTCCGACCAGGTAGAAAACGGAGCCCGTTTTATGGCTCATCTTCCGCGGCCAGATCGGTAAGGCGCCGGCGCGGCCGACAATCGCAAAAATGCGGCGATTGACCGTGGTCCGGAGGAAGCGCTGGACCATCACGTCGTTGTAGCTCCGGTCGACGCAAGCGGCATGACAGCGAAACTTCATCCCCAGCGGATGATCCCAAACGCGGGAAAGCAATTCATCCAGATCGCGCCAGACCTCGGTGCGGTGGGTGTCCCCCGGCAGGACGAAATAGCCGAGCGACCATGATTCTTCGTCACGGCCCCAGCCGACGAATTCAGCCTCGATGCGGTCCGCCTGGATATCGCCGCCGACGGTGACGACTACTACCCGCTCGGGAACCGGGGTGGGCGCGCCATCCTCATCCGCGTAGGCTTCACAGCGGCTCAGGAGGAGCTGCGGGTTGGTCTGCTGCTCATGGCGCTCTTCCCACGTTTCGCCGAGTTTGGTGTTGACGAAGGTCTTCAGGGTTTCTGGAGAGCGCTGGGCCTCGAACCAGCTCTTCACCAAACTGGGCAAACTCACCCACGGCGAATAGATCGCATTCAGATGAAAGCCCGCCGTCCCGTTGAATGGCGCCGTAGCCTGCCACCGACCGAAGCGCAGGGCGCGATAGCGCGCGCCATCATCCCAAAGCGCCTTGCAGAATTGGCATTCATACCTGGCCGTCGCCGGGTCGTCATTTTCCCATTTCACCTGCTGCCAGCAGAGATATTGGAATTCCGCACAATGCGGGCATGGAACCGCGTAGCGGCGTTGATCGGAATCCAAGTAGGCCGCTTCAATCCGCGACACATCTTTCAGTGTCGGAGTGCTGAAGAGGCCGTGCTTACGGTTCCAAAAGTTGGCGCTCCGCTGAATGGCCAGGGTTACCGGGTCGCCTTCGGTCCCGGCGCTCGCCGGATAGCGGTCCACTTCATCGCACAGCACAATCCGAATCGGGCGACTGGCAAGTGAGGCGGCGGAATTGCTGCCTGCTATCGTGATGTGTCCGCCCGGGAATATCTTGTGCAGCAGCGTGTTTCCCGAATCACGCGACCGGGGATCTTTCACTTTCCCCCGCAAACAGATCGTATCGCGCAACATCGGCGCCAGCCGGTCTTTGCTCCATGCCTCACCCATTTCAAGCGTGGGCTGTACGCAAAGCATCGGAGAGGGGTCTTGGTCGACGAAGTAAGCCACCACATTGTTCAGAATTTCCGTCTTGCCGACCTGCGCGCTGCTCATGACTACGACGTCCTGGACCGTCGCGTCACTGAAGGCGTCCATGATTCCGCGCTGATATTCAGCGCGGCTTGTGTACCACTGGCCGGGCTCGGCGCTGCTTTCGGCGCTTAGCTGGCGGTGCTGGTCGGCCCACTCGCTGATTGTCAGGTCCGGCGGCGGCGCCCACAACTTCGCCGCTCTCTGGCTGGCCGCTTGCAGATTCCGTAGCGCTATCGGTGGCGTCTGATACTGGAACATCTCGACTCAATTCCGCCAGCAGTTCGTGGATCGCTCCATCGATAAGATCCTTGGCTTCGGCGGGGCTGCGCGCCGTGACCACCAGGGGCGCCAGCTTGCTCCCGAGTTGAAGCGCCTTGGCGCGGGCTCGCCCGATCATTGCCGCAACTTGCTTCTCAAAATCGGCAATGGCCACAACCGCGCCGGCATCAATCGCGGCCTTCACTCCGGCGCTGATTGCCTCCGCTACGAGTTTCTTCCGCCGCGCCTCCGCCTCGGTGACCCTGCTCACCTCACCGAGGACCTGATCCCTCTCGCGCTGCCTGAGCCAACCTGATAATTCCGCCGAATTGATTCGCCAAGTGCGGCCCAGTTTCTGCCCCGGTGCACCGTTGCGTAGCCAAGCGTCGATCGTCCGCAGGTCAACACCGAAAAACTCTGCTGCTTTCTCCCGCGTGAGATCAATACCTGCTGGCATGGTGGTGTAGGGGGTCTGGAATCGCTGGCGCTAGCCCTATCCCGCAACAACCCTACCTGGCGGCGATAAGCGGCCGGAAGGACCCGGAAGCCCTCCATGGCGGACTAAACGCTCAATCTGGATCATCGCGGGGTGCATTTCGACCATCACCGAGCGGGACAGCAAATCAATAGAAACGAAGACCCGTGTAGGCCGCGACCTGATAACGCGTCCTCGCATGCCACTGAGGGGACCGGCTATCACGACCACGGGAGTACCACGGGCCATAAACCCGCACGGTTCAACCTCTCGGCTGGCGAGCGCTATTCGCAGGCTCTCGATCTCAACATCCGGGATCGAGAGCGGCGCTGTGCCATCGCTCACCAGATAGAGCAACCCAGGCACGTCCAGCGTGCGCGACCTTTCCATGAGGCCAGACCGCACGAAGACGTAGCCGGTGAAGAGCGGAATAGCGTCGGATCGGGACAGAATCAGCGGCAAAAAGCTCTGGAAGCCTCGCTCGATCAAGCCATTGTGAATTACCTTCTCGAATCGCGGACGGGTGTAAGCCGCAAACCAGTGGGCCTCAGAATCCTGACGGCCTGCGGCCCTCTCAGCAATCGGCAGAGTGCGCACTACAGAAACAGATTTGACCCGAAACGTTCAGATGTCAATGGCCAAGCAGCCCTATTGACTATTGTCTTGTTGGGGCCAATGCGGGAAGGCGAACGATCACCGCGCCGGCGCGCAGGCGGTCCAGGATGGACCACATCTCGCGCTTGTAAACCCGTTGATGGTGCTCGATCATATCGTACAGAAATCGAGCATTCTTGACCTCCTGCCAATCAACCACTGGCCTGCGGCTCGGAAGTCTCTTCACCTCGCTGATGCTGATCACTTCGCACATGGCGCTCGACATAATCCAGGTTCTGGTCGACGGCGCGGATGTTCTCTTCTTTCCCGAATTCCAGGATGTAATCGAGACTGGCGCGGAGGCGTCTGATTCTCAGTTGCTCAGGCGTCGGGGTTTCTGCTTTTTGCCCAGCTCGTTCCTTCTTGGTCTGCCGAAGTTCCGTGGCCCAGGTATAGAAATCTACGGCGTCGGCATACGCAGTGAGGAATTCCCCGGTCGGATTCTGGCGACCCTTATCCACAAGGGTGACTTGGTCTTCCGAATAATTCATCTTTTTCGCCAAGCGGCGCTTGGTCAGGTTCAGACGATGACAGAGTCGACCGATATCCCCGGGCTTCAACTCATCCGGCATAGGACCTTCTGGTGGGTTTTTTAACCCTAATATCCTGGATTCCGGGCGAAAAAACCCTCTCACCCATTGGGCGTTTGACGGAGAATAAAAGACTTACGGTTTGGATGCCGAATTGCACCCGTAAGTTCGGCATCATGGAGCTTGCGGGGTTTATGGGGCCAAACGGATGAGAGCCGTTTGGCTGGCAATCATGACTGGTGGATCACCTCCAACGATTTCTTATGTTCTCGGAACAGGAAGGGGCCACCTGTTCACGGTCTGGCACAACATGCTGGTCCGCTGTTACTGCCCCGTCGCTCCAAGTTTCCGCCTTTACGGCGGCCGTGGCATCAAGGTTTGTCGGCGTTGGCACACATTCGAGAATTTCAAAGCCGAGATGGGCGAACGCCCGGCCGGCCTCAGCCTGGACAGAATCCTAAACGACGGCAACTACGAGCCGGGCAATTGCAGGTGGGCCAACCGTTCCACCCAGGCCAATAATTCCAGGCACGTGAAAGCGTCGGAAAAGAAGCGCCACACTTTCGCTCCCTTGGGCAAGCGGCCGATCATCACGCTTCCGGCTGGTCCGATAACCTCCATTTCGATTCGGCGGGAGCGCGAGGCCCTCATCAAAACCAATTCTTTAGCGCAGGGGGCGGGCTGATGGCAAGGGAAATCGACAAACAAGAGACGGCCCAAATGTTCTGCCCGGTTCCCTCGCCCTTCATGTCCCCGGAACAGATGCGGCAGATTGTGGAACTCGGCGGCGGGAAGTTCCTGGGCTACACCGCCGAGAACGATTACGTCTGGATCACGGATCCGGCAAGCGGATCGAGCGGCGTCATCCTGCTGCACGACCTGACGCCGGAGAACGTGCGCCGCAAAGTGCGCGAGATCCACGGGCGCTTCCAAGGGAGCTGGGTATGACCGCCTATCAATCCGCCGCCATTGACCGATTCTTTTTCCGACTTTCCATGGCCTTGATTTGGCTGGTCATTATCGGCCTGGCCCTTTACTCGGAGGGCATCATCCGATGAAGTGCGCACGATCATCCTGTCCGTTGCCTGCTGGTCCAAGCGGCTTCTGCGACATCCACATACACGAAGAGTTTAATCGTTTGCGCGCCAACCCCCTGCAGGCAGTGCTGCCTGAGCATCTTGCGCCTATCCGCACCTGCCGCGACGAGAAACAATGCTCGACTGCGATCCGCTTGGCTCAGCAGGTGACCTCGCTCAAGATGGCGAATTGCCGGTTGGTCGCTTCGCTGGAGCGGCGCAGTCGCGGGAGGACCATGGCGGCCCGAATGGCGAATGGCCGCCTGCTCGCCTCGGGAGAGGGGGGCACTCGCCCAGTAATCATGCCGATGGCATCGGCGCAGCGCAAACCACCGGCGCGCGTCACGGCGTTGGCGGCGCGGAGCAGTTCGGAAAGCAATCTTTGGGAAGCGTTCCTCGCTTGCGGCAACGGAGGGCGGGCATGAAGGCGCGCATCCAGGCACTCAGTGAACGGCGGCCTTGGTTGATCCCCCTGGCGGTAATGGCGGCAGCGCTCCTCGGCGCGTTCATTCTGTGCTGGCTGGGCATTCCCCCGCCGCCTCTGCCGGGTGCGCCGCCATTGCGGTAGGCCCCAAATTTTTTTGGCCTTCGATAAACCATTTTCGCATGCCGTTGTTTAAAACAAATCGGCGACGAATTGGCGCCCGAAAGAAAATCCAGGATGAATTTACTGCGCTGCCGGTGAGCCGCCAGCGCAAGCAGCAGTTGAGATGGAGAAAATGGGGGCGATGCACGGTATGCGGGAAACCAAGATCGAAGTTCTCCCTCCATTTGTGCTACGCGCACCTGCTCTCTGACCGAATTCGACGCAGGGAACGCAGGGGGAACGATAGTTGGCATGAGGGGGGCAGGGGAAGACCACCGATGGAACTACGCGGCCCGACAGCACTCAAAATCAGGCGGCTTGTTTGAAACAAATGAACAGCGAATTGAAGCCGAGCATGAAGGGCGGCGGTTGCCAGCATCGGGGCGCGCGCCTGGTCGTTCACGAGAATGAAGGCGACATCTACGCCTGCCTGGATTGCGGCGCAGAGTTCCAGCCCGGTTCGGAAGATCGGGTACTCCTGGTCCCCGGCGCGTTGCCGGTGATCCCGCCGGCGCCGTTGACCATCTCGGAAGAAGAACTATGGGGAAAGTGAGCCACAGATTGCGCAGATTCAAGGATTGCCCGGCAGCAAGCAGGCGCCCGCCCGGCTGCCGGCAATTGGCCGAGCGCGCGGCGGTGGATGCTTTTGGGGTGCCCTCCGAGCGCCCTGTTTCCTCATCCGGCCACCGCCGCCCGGCCCATTTATTGAGCGATGCGTTGCCCTAAAAATCGCGGAGCTAAGAATGGCGATGTCCTACACCGGAAGCTGCCGCCGTTTCCTGGCACGGCATATGACCCGAAGATCGACGGCCTGCGGCTTCTCAAACAGTACGAGCACATCCGGGATTACATGCTCACGATGGCGGAATCCGACCGGCGATTTCGGCACCGCAGTGAGGGCTTCCGCACGCTGCAAGAGATCGAGCAGGCCACCGGGCACCTTACGGCATCGGTCAGCGCGCAGCTCCGCAATCTGAAGAAACCGGAGTTCGGCAGCTACCTGCTCGAAAAGCGGCGCCGCGCGCCGGATGGCGGCACCTGGGAATACAAGCTCATGGCGCCGATGACGATCAGCACGTTGAGCGGCGAGCAGATCCCGCTGATGTAAGGGAGAGAAAAACATGGACCGCGGATGCGGTCCCCGGCTCCTGAGTTTTCACCATGCCCAAGCGATTCATCGACGGTGAGCGTCTCTGGCGCAGCGACAAGATCGCCGCTCTGCATCCCTCCATCAAGGCCGAGTACGCATGGCTGCTGCCGCTGGCCGACCCCTGGGGTTCCTTCCAGTTCGATCCCCGTGACATCTGGGCGCGCTGCTACGCCAAATCCCGCCCGGAGATTTCCCCGGAAAATGTCGAGCATTGCCTGTACGCCTTCCATCGCCCTGGGGGCCTGCTCTTCCTTTGGCGTGATACTGAGAACGGCAAAATCTACGGCCATTGGGTGGGAATCGACGCCGAGGGCCTGCTGCCCCCGCCCGCCAAGCGCACCGAAGGTCAACGGCTGGCTCCTCCCCTGCCGGTGGATCTTCTGCAAGCCTACGTTTCCGAGTATGGCCAGGAGCGGCAGATCGCCCTGCTCCCGCCCACCGATTCCAGCCTGATTCCCATCGCGCCGCGCCAGGCTTCCAGCATGGAAGGCACCTGGAAGCTAGATGGAAGGCACCTGGAAGGCACCTGGAAGCTAGATGGAAGGCACCTGGAAGGCACCCGCGC